ATCCAAACGATTTTCATGGCGCTCCAAGATTACAGCAACTCTGTTGCTGTTTTCTGAGATTGTTCCCACTGCTCTTTCGAGTTTGTCAAGCATCTCTTTGGAGAGATCTTCATAAATGTCAAGCTTTGATTCTAAAACTGCTAATCTACCAAGACCAAACGCCATATATGCTACATGCCAGTGTGCGTAATTATACTTATTATTTATACATTTCTTACAGCGAAATCCAATGCCGACTGATACGAAGACGCATCTTTGTTCAGCATGAATCTAAACTGTTGCTGCTTTGGTTCATCTAGTTGTGCATAGCAAGCAGCAATACGCTTGGCAGAGAAACTATCTAGGTTCTGCGTAGTGCCATCAGAAAAATCAATCTTAGCGAATGATGTCTCGCCTGCAGGATTAAGTTCCTGAGTTGCAACCTGTAGAGCAACTTCTAGTGCATCAGTATTTTCATGAATCATAGTATCACCTGTCATTTCAAAAGAGTTTTTCTGGACTTTTTTCTGTTGATCGCTTGCTTTCTTTTTAAAGTCAGACAAACGTGCTTTCATCAGGGTGTCCATTTCTGATGTCTTGGACTGCATTTTTTCTTTTGCTTCCTTTTTCTTCTTCTGCATATCCTTCTGGCGTCCAAGTTTTTTGCCTTGCTGGATTTGCTTCTGTGCTCTCTCAGTTTCTGAGGGCACTGCTTCAGAAATAATTGTTTCTTCTACTTGTTCTTTCATTTTTTTACGGGTATTGATACGAGAGAGCATATTTTTCGCACCTGCAGTGCGACCATCTACTTTGTCTTGATTATTTTTTTTATACTTACGTTGACCTTTTGTGTTTACAAACACAAATGCAGGAGGCATAGCAAGACCACTACCATTACCTAGCATCATTTCATTTAAATTAGATTCAATTGCTTCAGACATTCTTGGTCTACTTTAGTGTTAAGAGTTTGTGGTAATCTATTTAGAAAAAGCATGAATGCTTTTAAATATGCCCAATGCGTAGCCTCTATTTTATAAAAAAGTAGAGGCGTAGCAGCGTCATCAAATACATTATACATCACGATAATATGATTTAAAATCAGGTGAGTTTTTAATTCACCTGTGGTCTCATATCGTTTGAATAAACGTTTAATATACCTAATCCTATTTAGATCTTCTTCAAAATCACCATAGGTAACTGATTGAGGATTATCATAATGTTTGATAGTAAAAAATAACCAGTTATCTGGTGTCAATTCATCGAAGATCATTCCTTATCAGGCAGTAGTTACAACAGCAACAGCAGAGATTTTCTCGGTAGCACCATTAGTGGAGTTAATCTTGACACGATAGGAACCAGCATCAGTTGCCGCATAAGAAGCAACATCAAACGTTGTATTGGTAGCACCAGAAACATCTGCCCATTTCTTACCAGACTTCTTCTGCCATTGGAAGGTGAGAACAGAGGCATCACCAGGAGGAGTAGCGGTAGCGGCAAGAACAAGTTGTAGAGCAGCACCAACAGCAACAGCAGTATCTGCTGGTTGTGTCTGGATGTCAATCAATACACTTACGTCTGCTGCAGCAGCATCATCTGCCTGAGTCTCATTAGCATTAAGATCAGGACCAGCAATGGTTACCAGCATCTCTGCCTTATGACGGGTGTTACCTTCACAATCAGTGTAGGTATAGTAGGACCACCAACCAGGAGCATTCAGACCACGTGCTTTGTTCTCAGCAAGTGCTGCTTCTGTGTCGTCAAGAAAAATTGTTTGCTTTGCTTGTGCGGATGCAGCAACTCCAATGCCTGCTTTGGCTTTGTTAACGTTGCTGTCCGTTCTTCCGTATAGGGACATTGGATCTCCAGTAGACTATTCGATTCTCATATTATTTATAAAAAAAGGAGAGGCACAACCTCTCCCCGTATTATCACTCTTCTCGGTTCTTAATTGCGGCAGATACAACCTCAAGAAGTTGATCGTCCATATCAGTCTTGGTCAACTTAACTGCTTTAGCAAGAATAACAAGACAGATCTCAACCATCTTCTCACCAAGTTCTTCATTGTCAGGAATTTTATCGACAGCATCTTTGATAATTTTTGATGCTAGTGGGAGTAGAAAAGACAACATTGTTTCATGTCATAGGGCATGAATTATTTATCCTTTTTATCTTTTTTGCCAGGTTTCATTGGTTTAGGATCTGGTTCGCCGTCATCTAGTTCAGGCATGATCTCAACCACTGGCTTTTTTACTTTTTTTCGGTTTCTTCCTTCATGCCTTTTTTCTTAGCACCAATGATCTTGGATACTTTCTTACGACGTGCTAGGAGATACTTGTCAGACTTATCGTGATCACCATCGTTGTCGATGTCCTTGTCTTCCTTACCTACGGGATCAAGTTTCTTTCCTTCCTTGACACAATTAGGAACTTCTTTGCCACCCTTTTTCTTGGTGCCAGATGCTTTGTATCCCTTCCAGCATGTAGAAGCACCGACATTTTTACGTGCGGTCTTCATGCCTTCTTCGATTACTTCTTCTTCAAAGACATACTCAACACCATCAAGTTCAAACGATACTGCTTCTTTCTTAGCAGTCTTAGCAGACTTCTTGAATGCATCCTTAGCGGGGTAAGCATCGCTGCCTGGTTTAGCAGGAGTGCCACCTCTTTTTCTCTTAGCATGAATATTTGCATAGAGACCTTTGCCTTCAGTCACTGCTTTTTCTTTCTTCATACTATTCTTATCTTCCTTCTGGCACTTGGAGCACCCTTTCCCTCCGCAGTTAGAGCAGGTATCACACGACTCCTTCGCAACCACCTTCGTGGTGTCGCGAATTTCTGCTCCGTGAGATTGTTTGACGCCTGCACCAACACGTAAATCGGTAGCAGGATCAGGAGCACCTGCATTTGCTTTGATATCTTTTTCACCTTCATCACTCTTCTCTTCACTACCAGCAAGATCAGGGATTGATGTGGAAGCATCAGCACCGCCTTCACGGGTAGGTTGTTCCTCGCCTTGCTTCTGCTCGGCAGGAATACCTTCTTCATGAAGATGCCATCCGAATCCTGCACCCTGAGTCCATTTACCATAAGATTCAATTAGAGCTCTAGAGAACTCGTCATTATGCTGAACACTAGTCGTTGGTTTTTGACGTTCCATTATTGTCGAAGATACTTCTTTTCCTCTCTTTATTTATAGAATCTATAACATTGACATGACGGATATCTTTTATCCACGAACGAAACATCTGACCTGATTCGGAAATTACTATAGCATAGTTACCACCTACACGTTTAATTGTTCCTTTTTCTCCAGTTAATGCAGACATAACCGCGTCACCTTCTTGAAAAAATTCTTCATGTCTTTGTTGCTGACGCAGTGCTTGCTCTCTAAGATGTTTAAAATTTCTCATAACCCCATACCTTTTCTCACTTCTATCATTAATTTTGATGTATCCTGATTACTTAAATTTTCTGAAATACCTTTTCTAAAGGTAACAGTATCTAACTCTTTAGCAGCAGCTCTCATTTTACTTGCAGACATACCAGAAGCACCATCTGCATCTGGATCCCTCTCGCCAGCAGAGACTACATCTAAATTCCTATATGTATATTCTACACCATTATACTTATCCAATAGTACTTTATAACTAGAGATTCTATCAGATCCAGCAACTAATGTCAAATCAGAATAGGTTCCCTGATACTCTTGTAACAATTTAATAATGGTGTTTACATCCCTGTTATGAATAATATGTGATGCGTGAGATGGAAACATTTTTTTCATATACTCCACCTTCCTGTCAGATGGTAGTGGGTCCTTTGGTTTCTTTTGAGTATGAGTAGGGTAGATGAAGTAGTCATCTCCATCGGCAATCTTAGCAACTGCATCGATAAGTTTCTGGTGTCCGATTGTTGGAGGATTGAATCTACCCCACGCTACTACTACTCTACTCATTTATCTCCTGCTACCCAGTCTTTAGATACATTGAAGTTTGCAACACTGAATGACAATCTGTCCACCAACTTGACTGCAGTACTATCTTTACTGATAGCAACATATCCCTCTGGCGCTGTTATCTCATAACCATTTTCTGTTTGTAGATATGTACCAATCTTCTCGCCCTTTTCTAGTTTACGGACAAAAAATGTTTTGGCATTCTGCAACGTTGTATATAGTCCAACTGCCTTAATCATCTCTGCTTCGTTTGCTTCGATAAAATCCAGACCAGCATATAGTTTTGCAAGTTTGGATGCCTTTGCCTTAGGTGTCTTCACCTTAGCAACTGCTTTCTGCACTTCACCTTCAAAGTATTTCTTGAAGTTTTCAACAAACTTCTTAGCATTATTGACCTTGCGTCCCTGTCTGACATAAGTATTGAAATAGATTTTTAATCTGGGACCGACAGTCAACTGGTCGTTTTCTGCAATCTGTACAGCAACCTTGTCAAGGAATCCACCAGTTGCTCTTACTAAAGCAGAACCAGCATTTTTCATTCT